GCCTGCTTGAGGTAGTCGTGTTTCATTGCTTCTTAATGATGGTTCTGGTGTCTTTATCAAACTCGTAGTTGTCCCAGTCCGGCGGGTCATAGGCACCGGAGTTAATCTCGGCTCCAGCCTCGTCGGTGGCGATCGGGCCGGAAGGCATGTCCAACCACTTCTTATCTTTGCCTCCCTTGGCTGCGGCCGCGACGACGGTCTTGGCAACGAGCATCTCGTCGACAAGGTGTGCGAACTCGCCCGGTCCGATGGACCGAAGGTTGACGGGAAGCTCTCCCCGCCGGCGGTACAGGCCGGACTTGGCGTTCTTGCCTTCGATTGAATAGGGGTGACCGGCACGTGCCGCCAGCTTGACGGCGGCAATCATCCACTCACGACGCTCCACGAAGTTGACGTCATTGAACTTGTCCCGGTCCGTGACGTCGACGAGCAGGCCCACCTCCGAACGTAGCAGGGTACGCTCGCCCTCGTACATCTCTGGGTTGTTTGCCTTCAGTACGGCCAGCTTCCACATGTGTCCCTTCTTCGGCGCAAGGTTAATGCCTTTCATGCGCCGGTCATAGTCAGAGCAATGCCAGATACCCAGGGCGGCACGTACGCTACCCAGGATGGCCGTCGAGCCACGTACTGCGGCCTTCATCTGCTCGGCGTTGCGGATTGGTTCGTCGCCTTGCTTGCGGATGTGGTGGGGGATGATGAGCGTGGCACCCAGTTCGCCGGACACTTGACTGGCTACCCGTGAGAACTCGTTGATCACGGTGGCAGAGTTTTCCTCGCCGTGCAGTACGGAGTTGAGCGTGTCGATGACGACCAGTTGCAGGTTGGGTATTTGACGTAGCAGGGCGAACAGCTCGAGCCACTTGCGCGACGGCTTGGCCTCCTGTGTCTTCGGGTCCTTCTCGACGAGTGAGAACGAGCCGCCGCTGTTGATGGTCGGCAGGATGATGAGGTCGTCGCCGGCTTCACGTCTCCGGCTACCGTCCGGGTCCATGTCGGCCAGTCGGATATGGAGTTCGTCCTTGTCGTCCTCGGTGGTGATGACGACGGCCGCTCCCTTGCGGAGTACGGGCATGCCTGCCCACGTGTCGCCGTCACGTCGTGCCGCTACCTTGAGGGCTAGGTCCAGCATGAGGAAGGTCTTGCCGGCGCCGCCTTCGGCGACGATGAGCTGGTGTGCCTTGGCGACGATGAGCTTGTCGACGAGGAACTGACGTGTCGGCTTCTCGCCGAGCGACCATCGGTGTGCGGCCCACACGGCAAGGCCCTTGCCTTCCTCGAGGATGGGCTTCTCCGGCTCGGGCATGGGTCCGTGCGTGGCGATGTCATTGCGAAGCAGGCCCTGCCATTCCGTGTTGAACCTGGCGTCCGGCCAAGGCGGGTCCATGTGTGCCTGCATCCAGCCGAACGTGGCAAGTCGGGCCGCGTCCATGGTCAGCTTTCCGACCCGTGCCGTGTGGATGTAATGGCCGGCCACGCCGTTGAATGCGGACCACCGGGTGACGGTGCCGTCAGCTCCTGCCTTGACGTCCTCGGTCAGCAGGTTGACCGCCAGCGTGTTGCTCGATGCGGTCAACGTGTCGGCCGGCTTGTCCTCTAGCTTCCACTCGGAGTCCGGCATCTTGGCGACGTCCATGTTGATCGTTGGATTAGCATACCCAAAGACCTCACGTTCTATGACGACAAGCCGGCGTACGCCGGACTTGCCGTGGATAGATCCGGCCAGTCGGATAGGCTGATGCGCACGCCCGTACGGGTTGCCGTCGACGCCTAGCCCGAACTGGATGTCTGCACCTACCTTGCGTGCGATGGCGTCTCTGATGGCGACGACCTCGGCGACGTTGGTGTTGTCGATGCCCCAGTAGGCGTGCCTCTTGGGCGAGCCTTCGTCGGTGGTGCCGCCGGACAGCACGACCATATGTGCCTTGCCGATGTGCTGCTCGACGAAGGCCAGCTTGGCGTCCGTGTCGCCGGTGTCGAAGTCTGCGCAAACGGTACGGAAGACGTCGCAGTTCTCGGCCGTGCCACGCTCGTCCTTGAGCGTGCATGGAACGATAAACGTGGCGACGTCGTGCTGTCCCCACCGTGTGGCGTGGAAGATGACGGCCGATACAAAACGTTCCCAGCCCAGGGCCGGCTCGATGAAGATGTCCTCGCGGAAGACGCCCTCGCGGGCTGTGCCTTTCTCGCCGATGCCTCGCAGGCAAACGTACCCCTTGGCGTCCTGGCCGAAGAGCAGGGACAGGTGCTTCTCTACGGTGGCGTGGTCGATGTGAATGATGTCTGTCATGTTGGGGGTCAGTAGTCCTGTTGGGCAGGGCGGTTAGGTCAACTCAACAATCTCGCCACGTGAAGACACGTCCTTGGCCAAGACACGAGCGACGTGGTCCTCGAGCTGGGTCATCTCCTCTGGTGGTACGACGAAGCTCTGCCGTTCGGCACCCCTAAAGTACTGCAGTCGGTCCGGCCGGATCACGTCGCAACGCTTGGCCCAGCCCATGAAGAAGACCTTCCTGGCATTGTAGTCAATCCGCATGAGGACGTAGATGTCGACCAGTTCCTTGGTGGTCATCTCGCCGGCGATTAGGTATGCCGGGATGAGCAGGTGTGGGTTGGCATGGTGGCTGGCCTTGACCTCAATAGACTGGCCGTTGCCGGCGATGAAGTCGACCGACCCGGACCGTGCCTCGATGGTGTCGTCACGCTCGAGGCTGAATAGCTTGGAGAAACCAATCTCCCCGAGCAAGCCGACCAGGTCTGTCACCATAGGTGACTGCTTGCCTATCTTGCGGTCGCAGATGTTGGCCGCGCGGCTCGCGTCGTGTCTCGCGGCCGCTTCGGCTTCGGCGTGGCGGATGACGTCATCCGACAGCGTGATAGATAGCTTCACAGGGAATAGATGAATACCGGAGTTTGATCGCCGACGTAGCTGCCCGTGACGTTGAAGTTCATGTGTTCAAGGGCGTCCTCCTCGGACATGCCGTCGACGGCCATCAGCACACGCACGCACGTGTGGTAGTCGTAGACCACGCGGAGAGGGCTTGCCTCGGTGATGCCTACGATGCCGGCGTCAAAGCCGTCAGCCGTGAGCGTCTCCTCGTCGCGCTCTTCCATTATCTCGGTTAGGCGTTTGCGGTTCTCCTTGGCCAGCCGCTTGAGCATGGCCTTCTCGGTTTTGGTTGGTTTCATGGTGATCAAAGGTTACCCCATTGCGTTGCCATGGCATCGGCAATGCCCTGGAATGTTTTAGACCTGTACTTCATTCTTTCGAGGGGCTTCATCCTCATGGACTCGACGTGCCAGATAGGGTCTTTGCGGCCGTCTTTGTAGGTATAAAATTGAGGCTCTACAATCTTGGTACCTACAAGTTGCGGAAGGTTCTTTAGCCAAAGGCCAGTCTTCTTGCTGTGCGGATCGCCAAACTGCCAAGGCTGGATGTACTGCGTTGGCTTACGGTACATGGTAGAAACCACTCCGACTGGGTTCTCTAGGCACACGCGTTGGATGTTACACTCGAAGAGTTGCTTAAAGAAATCCAAAGCTTCTTCGCGTTGCTTGTGCCTGTCTGGGAAACGATGCGCAAACTCTGGCTTCATCCACTTGTTTCCGGTGACGGTCAAGTAGGTGCATGGAGGATGCGCGATCATCATGTCCCAGCCTTGGTCGATGATGTCGAACACGTCGCCTTGGTAATGAGGACCTGGGACGTCCGTGGGTAGAAGGTCACAGGACATGGCCTCATGTCCTGCCTTGATAAATGCGTCCCGGACTGTGCCGGAATACTCGCATGCGATTAGTACTTTCATGTTGGGTTGGGTTGGGTGGGAAATTATCGAAGCCAGCTTGGGTTTACGTTAATAGGTTCCGCGTTCGCGCGGGCTTGTTCTGCCGTGCCGTGGCAACGGCGTTTGAAATCGCAGAACTTGCAACGGAAGTCAGACGCGTCTCGGCTAATCTTGCCAAGCTCTTCGGGGTTGGCTGACTTGACGATGCGTACGGCCTTGTCGATCAAAGCCTGGGCGTCCCGGACGTTGACCTTTATCATCTCGATGTGGATTTCACCGGTGTCCCGGTTGAGGCACGTGAACATGCACGACTCAAGGTCATGGTACGCCATGTAGATCTGTACCTGTGCGTAGTACACGGGCTTGCCGTCCTTGATGCCCTTGTTGACGGCGTCCTTCCAGCTCTTATCGCCGAGTGCCTTGTTCTCCCACAGCATGGGATACTTCAGCTCCTTGATCGGGCCGGCGTGGATGACTCCGTCGAGGTGTCCCTTGAAGTTGCCGTCTGCGTCGCTCATGCCGATTTGCTTGCCGTCTTCCTTGTGCGTCTGCAGTTCAAAGCCAGCGAGCTTGATGTAGTTGGCCATGCGTTCTTCGCCGTCATGCCCCATGTCAAAGATGCGTAGCGTGTTGCCCTTGAAGTCTGAACCCTCGTCCTTCTCGACAAGGTGAAACTCGTAGCCGAGCCGGCGTTCGCAGGCTTCGCCTACCCTGGACGCACCTAGGTACTTGCGCTTGGGTTGCTCCTTATTCTTTGCCTGCATGGCCTTGTCGATGACATCGATGACGGCCGACAGGATTGGGTCTGGTAGTGTTTCGGGTTTGAACATAAGATTAGATGGCTAGGACCTTGGCCTTGACGTGCTTCTCGTGCCACTTCCAAGTCAACGCACAGGTCGCGCGGTACTTGGTCATACCAAAGGACGTGAACGCATCCAGCCCCAGCTGAACCAGCTGCTTGTCTGACGGCGGCTCGGTGAGCCATCGCTTGGACTTGCGGGACGCGTCCTTGTCGCCGTGTTCGCGGAGGTAGTCGTCTGCCGACGCGATGGCCTGGAGCCGGTCGTCGGTGACGGCCAGCAAGGTGGCGCTGGAGTAACGCTCGCCACCGCCGACGGCGTACTGCTTGCCGCCGTGCTGGACGACGCAAGACCACGCGGTCATGGCCGATGCGATGGTGACGGCACCGTCCCAAAAGCCTTCCCAGCGGAACGGGGACATCTCAAGTATCTCCACCTCGGTCAGCTTGAAATCCTCAAGCACGCCACGCTCCTCGGCTTCCTTTTGCCGGCGTGCTACGCCGTCGAAGATATGGTCGCATGTCGGGCAGATGGCTAATCCAAGGGGTACCTGCATGCCGCAGCTAGGACATGGCTTCAGCTTGGCCATACCCTTGGCCGGCTCCAGTACGACCTCCGTTTCAAGGCACCCATGCGTCAGCACGGAGTAACCGAAGTCCAGGACGTGGCAGTCTGACTTGATGAAGCCTGGGTGCTTGTCCGGGTCGACCTTGCGTAGGCCGCGACCAATCATCTGGATCATGGTAGACTTGTAGCTACATGGCCGGAGCAGGACGACGCAAGACACGGTCTGGTTGTCATACCCCTCGGTCAGCACGGCGACGTTGACCAGCACCTGCGTGCGGTCCTTCTCGAAATCTATCAGCGCACGCTTGCGTGCGTTGTCTGACAGGTTTCCGTGGACGATGTCGGCCTTGATACCGGCGTCGCAGAAAGCCTGTGTGACGTGTTCGGCGTGGTCGACGGTAGAGCAAAAGACGATGGTCTTGCGGGTGCCGGACTTCTCTTTCCACTCGCCGATCACCTTGGTCGTGACGGCGTCCTTGTCCATGATGGCTTCGACCTGGGCCATGTCGAAGTCGGACACGGTCTTGCGGACGTTGGCCAGTTCGGCACGCAGTCCGCAGTCAATGACGAAGACGCGCGGGCGGACTAGGTTGCCGGCGTCAATTAGCTCCTTGATGGAGATGACGTCCGCGACGTTGCTAAAGATTTCCTTGAGGGCCTTCTTGTCTGCACGCTGTGGCGTAGCCGTGACGCCGAGGATACGGACCTTGGGGTTCAGCTCTTTGGCCCTGTCGATGATGCGGACGTAGGAGTCAGCGGCGACGTGGTGTGCCTCGTCGATGACGAGCAGGTCCATCGCCGGCATGGTCGCTAGGTTGTCCTCGCGGCACAGCGTCTGCACCATGGCGAACGTGGCTCCTTCGGACCACTTCTTGCGGTCTGCGGCGTAGATGTCCGACTGGGCCTCCGGGTCGAACCGTTTGTAAGTGGCTCGGTTCTGGGCGACTAGCTCGTCACGGTGCTGGATGACCAGCGACCGCATGGGCTTGTCGGTCTTGTTGGCAAACTTGATCGCGGCTGACAGCATGACAGTCTTGCCGGCACCGGTCGGTGCGACGCCTAGGGTGTTGCCGTGTTCGGCCAGCGCGTAGCATAGCCGGTGTACGAACTCCACCTGTCTGGGTCGGAGCTTCATGACTGAATAAAGGGAAGACTCCCCTGTGCCTTGCGGTAGTGAGGGGAGCCGTTATAGTTCCTGTTGCTTACGCGTACAGGCAAAGTTGGGGGCGGGGAGAGAGGCAGCCCCAACAGCCGCGTCATCCCTGCGAGCGTGGACGAAAGGATCCGGACCGACGGCCGGTTAGTCGTTACGCTCTCGCCCTTGGTGTTTAAAAGAACAGGCACAATCGACCCGTGTGCCGAAGAATATGCTGACGGTCCTGCAATAAATGTCAGCAACATTCGCATCGGTCAACTTGTTGGGCAGGTCGATTGGCTGTGTATCCAATACCCCTTTAGAAGGGGGCGTTGGATGGACCTGGAGTCTTAATCCAACCTGGGCTAGAGCCGATGGTCGGAGCAGGTGCGAACGCTTTGCCTCGAGCAGAGTCGATGGCCTGCTGGCCGCCGAGAAGCTTCTGGAAATCGCGGTAGCCACCGCTTGCAGGATTAGGCGACAGCCACTCACCGACCTTGTTCTTGTCGGCATAGGCTGGGTCGGTGTTCTTCTCGACCTTGACCTTGATGGCGACGCGCTGGCCGTCCATCGAGTTCATGATGGCGAGGGTTTCCTTGCCGTTGAACATATTGTATGAGTCGGGCTTGGCCGGCGTGAACCAACCGGAAGACTCGAAGATGCGGGTGATGGACGTGATGCCCATCTTGCGCCACTTCTCGCCGTTGCGGTCGTCATGCACGTCCGGGAGCATGTCAAAAACCTTGCGGCCCTCGTACTCGCCTTCGGCGATGGTCAACGTCACCGGGTAGTAGGTGCCGCCGGACGCCTTCGACTGCTTGGCGGCGCCGATGGTGATCAACGCCCATGCGATGGAGCCGTTGGGGATGAGTTCGGGAGCCGAGCCGGCACCCGAGGTGGGGGAGAACATGTTATTCATGGTTTGTTTTTGGGGGAGATTACTTGGTGATAGGAAGGGACGTTACGACGTTGCTGTCGACGCGTTTGCCGGAGCGGATTTTCTTGATGAGTGCGCCGAGGTCTGGAGCTTCGACGACGTCGAGACGGCCGGACCGGTCCTTGGCTGGATAGCCCCATGGGTTCTGCTGCTGACAGCAGAACGCACGGTACATGGTGCCGTCCTCGGCCTTGAAGTTCTGGAGGGTAACGACTTGGTCAAAGATGCCCGGGAGTTCGCGTCCGGTCTTGGAGCCTTCGACCTGCGGGGTCCAGCTGATACGCTTGAGGTCGTCGACTTCCATATCGAGGATGCCCGACACGACGACAGACTTATTAGAATGCTGAAGGTGAGTCAGCCAGCGGATCATCTCCTGCCCGAGCAGGCCGTAGGCACCACGGGTGTCCGGCTTGCCGTCGCGAGACTTGGCTTCCTCTTGGACCTTGGCCCACTTGAAGCACTCGCGGGACGCCACGGTGATGGAGTCGATGAAGATGACGTCGTACTTCTTGAGGTCGACAGACGCGAACGCCTGGCTCACGGCGTCGTACACGGGCTTGGAGTAGGGACCGTCCTTGTCAGACGGGTCGAAGCCGCCGACGTACAGGGCAAGCGCGCGGGCGATTTCCCACGGGTACTTGTTAAGCTCCTGTGCTACGGACCGGACGTCGATAACGTCGCCGGCCCAGTCTTGGATTGCGAGTGTGCCTGCTTCCAAGTCCACGAAGAGCGTGGTCTTCGGGTCGAGGGTGCGTGCCTGCGTGGTCTTGCCGACGCCGGCAGGACCGAACAGGGCGATGTTGACTTTGGGGACGGCCTTAAGGCGGTCGTCGGCCTTGATGATTTTGATCATGTGTGTTGGGGGAGAGTTAGGAGGAGAAAGAGATCTTCGGTTCGGAGTACTTGACGGTCCGTGCGTCGATAAGCTTATCCAAAAGCTTCTCGTCACGGACGGCATTGTAAGCCTTCTCCGGCACGGTGAACTTAATGGCGAAGAGACGCTCGACTTCGTCGTAGGGCATAGCCCGTGCGATGGCCTTGAGCTTCTCGCTGTCCCACTCGCGTCGTGCGGTAATCTCGGCGGTCAGCTTCACGCCGTCCACCTCGAAGGTGTGTTGGCCGTGCTGCTTCTCCTGCTGGATCAACGCGTCGAGAAGACGGTTCTCAAACCGCTTGCGCAGTTCGACCTGGATGGCGTCCATCTTCTCCTTGGTGGAGTCGATGATGGACTGGTTGATGCTCGCCGCCTCGCGAAGTTCGGAGACGGTGAACGTGTCGATGGCCTTATCGGCCTTTGGCTTTTTGGTTTTCATGTCGGTGGGTAGAAAGCTTCGCATCGGCGTTGGGTGCCGAACGGAGGATAAAGTTGTTAAGGTCTAGCGCGCGACCTTGGTGTTGGGCAAGCTCCATTAGCTGACAAAGGCGGCTGGCGGGAATGTTATCACGCTCGGTCCACTTCTCGATCGTCTTAACGGAAAGCTTAATGCCGCGTGCTTCAAGCCGGCGCCACAGCTCGATGCGACCACCGAAGTGGGCGACGAGTTGACGAATATCTAGGCGGGTGAAGTTCACGTTGGGCGCTGTCTATGGATGGAGTTGTGCCTACTTTCTGTCGGTCGTCAATGCCCAAAATAACTTTTTCTTACAACCTTGACGAACCCTCCATATTGTAGGATGTTATGGCATGCCAAAGAAAAACAACGGGCCACAGCTCGCCCTTAACGAAGCTGGTGTTTACGAAATCCGCTGGACCGATGGCCGTCGTTCCAAGCGAAAGTCAACGGGCATGACTGACCTGCTGTCAGCACAGGCCGCCCTCGGCCGTCACCTGCTAGGCATGGCCGAAGCCAAGGTCAGCCCGTGCAACGTGACTGAAGTGCTGTCGACGTATCAGACCGAACACGTCGACCAGCACGTCGTCGCCAAGGACCGGCAGGAAGGTTGCATCGCTGTGCTTACCAAGGGCCTTGGTCACCTCGACGTCCAGCAACTCACGCCGGCGGCAATCCTGCAGTACCGCAAAGACCGCAAGGCCGGCACGGTCAACGGCCATGTCGCCGGCGACAGCACGCTTCGACGCGAACTGAACTGCCTCGTCGCGGCCATCAACCACGCGGCCAAGCACCGCCGCATTTTGCAGGTCGACGTTCCGCACATCTCCCTCCCGGACGCACCTCCACCCAAGGACCTGTGGATGACCGAAGAACAACTAGCCACGTTTATCGACGTGGCATCAAGGGTGTCCACGCGCGTCTACCGTTTCATCGTGCTGGCCGCAGAGACGTCTGCACGCAAGACGGCCGTGCAGACACTTCGCTGGCAACAGGTCGACCTAAAGGCCAAGCTCATTCACTTCCAGAACGACGGCAACCAACGCACAAAGAAGCGTCGCGTACCTGTGCCGATGTCTGACCTAGCGTTCGACGTGCTGACACAGGCTTGGGCGGACCGCACGCAAGACGAGTGGGTGCTTGGTTCGCCTTACTCTATCCAACACCATTTTCAGATAGTGGTTAAAATGGCCGGCGTTGGCTTTGAGGACGTTACCCCTCACACGCTACGTCACACGTGGGCTACGCACGCCGCGCATGCAGGTGTACCCTTGTTCGAGATTGCCGGCGTGCTAGGTGATACCCTAGCCACGGTCATGAAGGTTTACGCACACCATTGCCCCGACCACTTACGCGGGGCTGTGAACTTCCGCGCTTTAAGACCCGCGCAGTAAGGGCTACAGCGATAAGGGCTAGTGCTACGCTGAACACCAGGATCACACGCTCGGTGTCAGCAAAGCCTAGCCTCGCTCCGTTTAGCATGCCCTCGGCGGCCTTGTTGTCGGCCTTGATAGAGTCATTCGTGATCAGAACGGCCATGGTCATGGGGTCGGTTAGAGCTTGTCGTATGTCTGACATGATGAACCACAGCCGGACGCATATGGCTGACGCCATTACAAGGATGCCGACCATGGCAATCTCCAGGCTTGGGAGCTTACCGTTTCTTTCGCTTTCCACGGGTTGCTCCTTTCGTGATTTTATCCACCTCGGATTTTCCCCTCGCCTTAATCCATTCGATTGCGAAATCAACGATGTGTGTTGCAGCTGCCCCGCTAACGCCCAGGGCCGCTGTCTTTAGCCCTTCTGCCATTGATACCTCCTTAAGCCCCTGGCTGACCAGCCAGGCTACAATGCCGGCCGCCAGGACGTGTCGTAGGGCCTTGCCCCAGGTCATACTTTCGTCGTTCGACAGGAGTATCTTTGCGACCATGCCGGCCATGCCGATGATGGCCGCCGTAAAGCCGCCTTGCCGGAGTTGATCCATGGCCGTCATCCCTATGGGTGCGTCGTCGATGGGCTTCATGGCTTTTTACGGTAGCCCGCTTTCCACAGGACTTCCGCGATGTAGTTTGCCCGGTACTTCACCTTTCGTTCGGTGAGTTTCCAGTCCGCTAGGTGTAAAGCTTCGTGTGCATATGTCTCAAGAACGTCCTTCTCCTTTTTGATGTCCGGATCAATCTCTATGGTGTTATCCACCTTGCACGCTAGGCCGGCCGTATTCCCTGGGAGTGGGCGAACGATGACTTTAGGGCAGGGGCGGCGTCGCTTCATTTGATTTAGGGCGGAGCAACCGCCACGTCTTGATGCCAGTAAACACGACTAGGTCCATGCCAAGGAATGCCAGCAGGGAAATTATAATCCACTTCATCTCGGCCAGGTCGATGAGCCATGGAGCTGCTACGGCTACGCCCAGGCCAGCGCCAATGACGACGCCGGCTGTCAGCTTGGAGATACCCATCCAATGACCAAACAGCAGGGCCAGTACTCCGACGGCTACGGCGCCGGCTCCAATCTTTGTAAGCAGGCCGACGGCTTCGGACTTGCGTGACTCAATCTTCGCTAGTCGTTCAGCTTCCCTAGCCTGTTCGGCTTCGGCTTCAGCCTTGATGCGGGCTTGCTTCTCTAGCTCGACCTTTGCCTCTAGCTCGTCAGTCTTTTGGTCGACGGCTACCTTCTCGGTGCGAACGCGGTCAAGCTCCTTGGCGTCCGGCTTGATCACCAGGCCCTTGAACTTGTCTACGTCCTTGGCCGACGGCTGGCCGGCCAGGCCGGTCAGTCCGGTGGTTACCGAGTCATACAATGACAGGGCTGGTGCTGGACCGTCCAGGCTTCCACGGATGGCCAACAAGATGGCGGCGTCCTCGATCACCTCGTTCTGCCAGACCTCAAGCAGGTTTGTCTGCTGTACAGGTTCCGGTGGAACTACGGCTTGTGGCTGCTGCGTTGTCGCGCAGCCGGCAAGCAGGATGGCCGCAAGCCATTTCACTTCTTGAACTCGTCTGCGATGGACTTTGCCTTGGCTTCCAGGCTGGCCGCTCGGGCGGCATTATTACGGTAACCTAGCGCGCCTACGGCGACGCCGGCAAGAAACGACAAGCAGGACAGAATAAGGGTAATCATGACTCCTGTAATACTGCTGTTTGTCGCGGCCCAGTCAACCAACCAAAGACCTACACTTTGGCGGATTGCAAATGGACCCTTTTATTTACCCATTTGGAAACTTTCTCTAGCTGCTTGGGCGTGGCATTGGACTTTATGGCGTTAGCCATGAAGCTAATGACCGCGACGTTGCCAGGCACGTAACCCAACCTGGGGTTAAGCCGGTCCAATGAGGGAGAGCTTTTACGCAGCTTCTCAATGCCGTGCTTGAGACGTATGCCGAGGACGGGGCATCGCTTGGGTATGCGTATGTCTTCCTCGGTTATACTAAAAGGAACACCCAGCCTGCCGGCCCTTTGTTTAGCAAGTTGCAGCAAGACGCGAGCTGGATTGTCTGCCCGGTACTGGCGCATCCAATCAACCCGCTGTTGCCTTGTCTTTGCTATCGAAGCCTAGCGCCACTTACCGCTCCGAAGGAGCAGGCCGATGACGCCGTAGTTCGCGAGGTCAGACCAAGAGTCTGTGATCGACTCGTTGTTCGCCGGAGCGTCGCCCTTAATCTCCTTGGTGAGGAGATTGCGGATGCGACTGACCTTGTCCTGGGTGCGAACCATCACGCCCAGTTCGCCGTTAAGGCTGATGTTGCTGCTTCCGTAGTCCTGCTGCTTGCTGTCCATGAGGATGGCAAGTGGCATGATGGCGCGGAGGTATTCCCGCCCCATCTCGGTCTTTAGACCAAGGTCGGTGTGCAGCTTGTCGGCCAGAGCGTCGGTATCAATGTTGGGCATTGGACTTATATAATTGGTGGACGGTTATAATATAGTCAACCACTTATGTTTACTGGGGCTTTTCCCCAATAAACATGTCTCGTGTGCTTTCCTGGCGCATAGCCTGGTTGGCCATAAATCCAAGGAATGGGTGGACCGCTGATGCCCCGCCGACCACGACAGGCTTTACGCCGGCGTTGTAAATCTGCTTGTTGGCCGTGCGTTGTGGAGTGTCTCCTCCCATAACCAAACCTCCGGATGCAGCAACGGTCTTTACGCCGGCTTCTAATGTCGGGCCTACCGGCAGTTGCTTTCGGTTAACAAGTTTTGCTACATACTCTACCTTCGGACCGAACATGCCGGCGTAAGAAGCAGAGTCCAAGACGTTCTCCCACCACTCTTTCTTTTCCCGTTCTTCGGTCCCCTCGGTAGGCCACAAGGCACCGATGATTTGCTTGCCGGCTTCTGCGGCTACAATTGAAAGCGTGCCACCGACCATCAAAGGTACGGCCAGTCGCGCGCGGTCGAGCATGGTAATTTGCGCGCGGCTGCCGGTTCCGGCAGCCATAGCCTTGTTGTACATCGCGTCCTTCACTAGGTTTGCGTAGGCGTACGAGTAGTTCATCAGCTGCATCATCATCTTTCCTTCGACCTTGTCGGCGCTGTCCATCTTCAAGGCCGCGTTGGCTTTGATGGACATGCCGTTGGACATGCGTTGGACAGCCTGCCGGTAAAGGAAAGCCATGCGGTCGTTCGACATGATAGCTGCCTGGTAGGCTGCGTCGTCTTTGCCTTCCAGTCCCATGACGAACTCGGCAAAGGCTTGGTGTTCGGCTTCCGGTACGCCGTTTTCGTTGAGGATGATTTTGGACGAACCGGGTGCCGTCACGTCCATGCCAAGCTTTTTGAAGAACTTTTGGATCGGCGCCTGGCCCATCATAAAGCGTACGTTATCACGTACGGCCAGACGTGCGATGCCGACCGAAGCAGCCACCTTGGCATGCTCGGTCTGTTGCATTAGATTGGCCTTCTGGACGCGCTGGATTACCCACCGTGCTGCAGGGCTGCCTTTCTCTTCCATGTAGTTCCAATGTGCGTCCATGAAAGAGTGTTCCATCTCACGTTGGAGCAGGCCAAGCTGTTCGGCCATAGCTTCGTTGAAAGACTCGGCCATTGCGACGCGCGTGCCGAACAAAGCTTTTACCGGTTTATTGATAAGGTTGCCTCGAGACAGCACACGAAGAGTACCTGCCCAGGTTTCGGCTACTGCACGAAGACCTAGTAGTGGATTGCCCGTTCTGACGCCGTAGCTGACCGGCTCAAGGAGGACGTTATTGATGAAGCTAAAGCCTAGGAAGCCTGCTGCGACGACCGCGTTTGACCAGTCGATCACGGCGGCAGCACCCTTGCTGTGACGCTCGATGCCGTAGCCCAAGGTGCGGCGGACTAGGCCGGCCGTTTCTTCGATAGTATCCATCGGCACCCCGTCCTTCCCGAGCTGTGCGATCATGGCCGTGAACTTCTCGCCCTTTGGGCCGAAAGCTCGAGCTATTTCGGCTGCCTTGGTGGCGCGGCCGATATAGGAAAGCGTGATGCGTTCGATGTCCCTGGAGAGGTACTTGTCTGCGAGTGCTGCTTCTTCTTCCGTGAACTCGCGAGACTTCGTCGAAGAAGGCATTTCCGACTGCTCCGGCATGGCTGCGGTGTTAAGCTGGATTTGGTCGACGTTGCCGTTCTGGATACGGAAAGCCCATGCGTTGGCGAGGCTGTCGTACTCTGCGTCGCTCTTGATCGGGTTGCCGAGTCGAGCGTCGCGTTGACGGTACATCTCGGACGCCGCTTCTAGGAAGCCGGGAAGGTCTGCGTCGATAGCCTCTGGGCTGTAGACGCGCGGGAAGTAGTTGCCGCCGACGTCGCCCATGTTGATGCCGGCTTCGCGCTGGAATGCCAGCAGCTCGCCCATCAGCTGACGGTACTCGGCGACGGCCTTGGCTACCTTGGGGTCTGTTGGCTTCTTGTTGCCAAGCACGTAGTCGCGGAAGTCTTCGTCCCATTGCTGGCGTGCAGCCTTGTCCATGTTAAGGAACTCACTTGCGAATTGCTCGGAGATGCGGGCGAAAGCGTTTGCAAACTTGATGCGTTCTTCACGGATACGCTGCGGGATAGAGCTGACTTCGCCGGTAGCTTCGGTACCGTCCTTGGTGTGCAGCAGGTTCGCCAGCTTGCGGAGCGTAGGCGACTGCGGGTTGCGGTCGGCGTTCTGCCAAATCTTGTCGGCTCGGCTGGACAGGTAGCGGACCGTGGCAAAGTCAAAGGCGTTCTGGCGGATGGCCTTGGAGTCGATCCAGATTTGCTTGAGGAAGGACTTAACCTTCGGGCCGTACGTCTGTACCATTTGCTTGGACCATTGCGCAAAGCTACCGAGGGCTGCGACGGCCGTGCGGCCGGTCTGCCATGCCAGGGCCGCAAACTCCTGCGGTCCGAAGGACAACAGCCGGCCAGGTGGGAGCGTTGCCTTCGCCCATGCATCAATATGACCCAAGATGGTCTTCTCGTCGGCGCCGGCGGCGACCGCGTCCTTGATGTTCTGGATCAGCTGGCGCTGTTCTTTGGTGTATTGATTAGGGATAGTTGCTTCAACTTCGCGACGTTCCTTGATGAAGGTTCCATCGCCCATAGGTACTCTGAAAGCATCTTTCCCGTCGGTCTGCTCATAGGCTGTTTCGGTAATTTTTACATTATCCTTACCAAGTAACGACTGCATCCCCTTAATTGGACGCTGCTTGGGGTCCATGACAGTTGCATAGTACGTAGAGGAAGGCTTGTCTGCGCGCTTTGCGCGTTCAATAATCTCGGCCTGGATAACTTTGGACAGTTCCTTGCCGCGATACTTCTTCTGCACTTCAATCCAGTCGAGTGCCAAGGGGACGTCGTCGAACTCGGCGTTTGTGTTGTAATTAAACTCCGCAATCTTGCGGCCGTCTAACCTTAACTCCCCTTTGTAATAGGAGTAGTCTCCATTGACTTCTTCCTGCTTGATGACGAGCTTTATGCCGGCCAGGTCGGCCGGCATCTTGGTAGCCTCGTTGGTAATAAACCCACGCTTCGCAAGGTCAGCGTCGCCGTGGTTGGCGACGTCGCCGGCTGGGGTGGTTACTCCGCTCGGCTGCGGATTTCTGGAGGCAGGCTGGCTTCGTGTTCCGCTGTCCACGGGGTTGGTATCTCCCCGAGGTACGCCAGATCGAGGTAGTTCTCCCGAGTTACCGGAAGACCCTCCTCCTTGAGCATCTTGATCACCCCGCTTGTACCAGGTAGGGGGGGTGATCCCACCTCCGAGATTGTTGAGCTTTTCGCGGACTTCGTCGATTTCGAGTTTTCCATTTCGGTAATCTTCCCAAACGGCGTCGATGGCGTCAACGTTCTTTGCGTTTGCTTTAAACGTAGATGAAAACAGCCCTCGGATGGCTTCCCAAGTAATGGACTGCATCTCTCGCGGCAGTACGCCTACCTCGGCAGCCGCCTGGCGGTAAGCCTCGGCGTATAGACCGTAAGTACCGTTTACGCCGACAAGGGCGTCTGAACCTGGGCTTCCTGGTAGGTCCGGGTGGACGCTATCCCGGCCTTGGTAGACATTCGGAAGGGGCTTTTCTGCCCCTTTCTCGGTAAATCCGTATCCGGATCCGAGATTGTGGCCAACCTCGAGAGACTCGCCCGCCAGGGCGCGGAGCAGGGCGGCGGCTACCGCGTGGGTATCGATAGTGACATGCCCCATATCTGAACCCGGGGCGATGATATTGTTGTAGAAGTTTCGGACCTTGTGCTTGTCCCCCATCTGCAGGGAAATGTTGTCGACGCTTTGGTCGCGAAGGCAGTTGATTGCCTTCTCGACGTGGTCCAATCCAAGCCAACCAGCCTTCGCCTCGGTTACATTGTCATCATTAAGAACTTTTCCGTCAAAGCCTCCTTCTGGAGTCACTACAAAGTGAGTACGATCGGTGTGAGCTTCGCTCCACAAGCGTGTAAATAACGCCTGCTTTTCTACGTCTAGGTCCTTGAACTTTGTGGTAGCCAGAAGCTTCGCAAGGTTCTTAAAGCGAGACAGAGCTTCAATGCTTTTAAGGGCCTTAAGCATCTGGGGCGACGCGACGTTGTCCTGCTGCTCGTTCCAAACCTTAAGAACGGCTTCAGCAAGGTGAACATTCTCGTACCAGTCCTTTTGCGGAGAAAGGGCGGCAAGCACACCGGCAACAGCTTCTGGCTTGTGGCCGTACTGATCCGCCCAGCGATTTGCAATTTTGTTTGCGCCTTCATACCAGAGCTTTGAGCGTTCGCGAATGTTAGCTGGAACCTGGTTGTAAAGCCAAAGCAGGTTGGCCTTAACGTGTTCGATAAAGCGCCGAGCCGTCTGCTCTTCTGTCTCGCCTTCGACTACACGCATGTTCGGGTACTCGCGAATTAGGTTTATGTTGCGCGTGAGTAGCTTCGGAGCATCCAGCGTAGATTGAAGGCCAACGACCACGGGGGTGCGGAGTGGGTCCTCAATGCCTTTCTTGGACGGCGTGCGAGTGCTGATTTCGAGCGAGCCATCCTTAAATCCAGGTAGGTTCTTGGTCACAAAGTCCTGGACTGACGTTAGCGTCTCTGTGGACTTCTTCTTAATTAAAGTTTTTGCGTCGTTGTAAGCTTTTTTGAGCTGCGTTGGCGTTAGCTTGTATCGCTCGGCCATCCCGGCTGTTGCTGTGAGGAAATCAAGGCCGGCCTTCGATTTGGAAAGACGTAGTGCAATGCGGGCAGTTGCGATGACCAGCTCGTTTGCGTAAGGAATAACTGTGCTTTGTGGTCCTTTCGATTTGCGAGCGTATTTCGCTAAAGCTTTTTCAAGTTTTTCAATCTTGTTCTCAATGTCTTCACGGATGGCGTCTTCATCTGGATCGCCAGTACTTACGTCGGACGGTTTGTCTTGCTGCTCGGGAGGCGTAAGCATGTCCTCTTCAGCGACTGGTTCAGCGACGGGTTCAGCGACGGGTTCAGCGACGGGTTCCGTGACAGGGGCAGGCTGGGCTTGTTGCTGGGCGTTCGTGTCAGATTGAGCAGGACGGCGCATAACATCGCCGTCCGACTCGAAACCAAACCTGCTGTAGAAATCTTGGAGCCGCTCGCGCTTTTGATTGTCGCCGGCGGGGATCAGCATCAAGTTGATCCCCAGTTTGTCTGCGGCCCTAACGATGGCCTGCATGGCCTTTGTGCCTGCACCGGCACCTTTTTGTGCGGCCTCAATGTTTGCGATTTCGACTTCTGAACCCGTGTAATCCTCAAAGGTAAGATTGGAGATCCCGTCGAGTTTTCCGACCTCATCCTTGAGCCGGCTCGCGTTGCCCTTGTTTTCATCAGACTGCGTGGTTTGCTCGACCGGCGCCGCTTCGGCGACCGGCTGGGCGTTGGTGTTCGCGTTTGCTTCTCCACGGAAACGAGATTTGTTAACCTCCTTAAGCAGGAGGTTTGCAAGGCGGTGCGGTTCTGCCATGACACTTTCCTTGGTGTCGTTGTTGTAAGGCATCGGCTGCTTGGCCAGGTTCTCCTTGCTGGTGACACGCTCGACGATGCCAGGGAAACGACGCTCTGCCGCTGCGATAAGACTCTTAAGTTGTTTCTCTGCGGCTGACTTTGGACGTTGATTTTGGCGATGGTTCTCTACGGAGTCTAACCCTTCGGCTAAAGCGCGAAGTGACACGTCTTCCTCATTTCCAAATTGAGTAGCTTCCCATACTGGGTCATTTGATGCTGTCGACGATGCAGACCCAGCGACGCGCGCTTGCGGTGGGTAGGTAAGCGGAAGCTTGTTCTTGTTCTCGTAGCGGGTGATGTCCTGTTTACGCTCGTTGAAGCGGTTACGGAGTGCCGTAGCCTGCGGCGTACGACCCTGGCCGGCGGCTTCGAGCTTGTCGAGCTGGTCCTTGATGGCGGTCGCTTCCTGCTTGGCCTTGACGATGCCGGCCGGCTCTGGCTTTGCGGTGTCTTCGACCGGTGCCACGTCTACCGGTGGAACGTCTGCTACCGGTGCAACTACTGGCGCGGCGGCCCGTGCAGCCGGAGCCGGACGCGGAGCCGACTGGGCGAGGACTTCCTCGATCTGCGTGTTGATGGTGTTAAGACGCTTCTCTGACTGCGTGGTCGAGCGGCCCTGGCGAGACTCCTGGTCGCGACGTTGGCGGACCTTGTCACGCTCCAAGGTAAGCTCGCGGATTTTCTTTTGCTGGTTGCGGTAAAGGTCGCCCCAGCGCGGGTCTGCCTGCGGGTCAAAGCTGGCACGGTTGGCTCCAGGAGCCGGCGTGGGCTGTGGGGATGGTGCGGCAGGCTGCTGTGCTTGCGGGGCTGCCTGTGTGGCTTGTGGAGCTGGAGCT